CTTCTCCAGTGTTTGTGCGCCATCCCCTGCGCTGTTATATATAATATAAGTCATCCTGCTTAACATGTCAAGCATTATTTTCAAAATAACAAAGAAAAAATAGTTTTTTTTGCGAATTCTCGACAAGAAACATCCAAACCTATTACTGAGCTATGGCAGTAATTAATAGTAATGAGATTAAAAAGTGTTTGACATATTTATACACTTATGTTATGTGGCGCGTATAAAATGGACAAGAAACAAACAAAAAGTGGCTGAGAAGAGCAAAACCATGTCAAGAGCTAAACGAGCCCTAACGCCAAAACAAACCGCCTTTGTTCAACAATATCTTATAGATAAAAACGGAACGCAAGCCGCAATTCGGGCGGGGTACTCTCCAAAAACAGCAAACGAACAAGCTGCACGTTTGTTAGCCAATATTAATGTTGACCGGGTGGTCACCTCCAAATTGGAGAGATTGAGGGAAAAGCATTCGATCACTGTTGATCGGGTGCTGGCGGAGTATGCAAAGATTGCCTTCCTGGACCCAGCCGCGTATTTCGACGATAAAGGGCGGCTAATTCCTATTCATGAGCTACCCAAGGACACAGCTGCGGCGCTCACGGGCATGGATGTCAAAGAAATGTACAAGGACGGTGTTCCCGAAGCCGTTATTAAAAAAATAAAATTCTCTGACAAAAAGGCAGCACTTGACAGTTTAGCCAAGCATTTGGGCATGTTCACCGAGAAAACCGAGACCAAGCATGATATACGCATTACGTGGGGGCAACCAGAGCAAATCCCCGACGCTGAGATAGTAACCCCGGAGACGGACGATTAGGCGCAATCTAACTCAGCGAGTTTAAAAACGTCACCCGGTGAGTATGCAAAAAAGATTAGGCAAGATTAGGCATAATTGGCTAACGTAATATCCACACCCATATACGCACAAAAGAACACAACCAAACAGGCTCAAGCGTATCATGGCGATATGTTTCGAGCCTGCATTATTTATGCACCGTGTAAGTAGCTGGTATAATTACAATGTCCGATAATAACTTATTATGTAAACTTGATTATGATATGCAGTCATAGTCAGCGCCTACGGGCCTAAGGATCTAAAGGGTGGTGGTGGTAGGTAGCGCAGGGGCTAGGGTGAGCAAGGCTGAGCGCAGACAGCCATTAGGTGCAGCGGAACACAGTAGGCAGGGGTAGCATGGATGCATGGCCTGGTGGGGGTGCAGGGGGTAGTGGCGGGGGTGTATATGAGAGAGAGGGCCTAAACAATCCTTTTTCTGGGTGATTCGGGGGTGGGGTGGTCTCGCTTCGCCGTCGGGTCCCATATTTAAGGATACCTTACCCCTCACAGCTATAATCCCCCTCGCATCAAGGGTTGCAGTCAGTAAAGCGGGTTAATTTTTAAAGTTGATATAGATAATAGATGTACCCCTGATTCTGGTCCACGTGGTGGACCAGCGGTTAAGGAGATTAAGCGTTATTAAGTTCGCTGGTCCACGTGGTGGACTACCTGGTCCATATGGTGGACTGGGAAAGTGTAGGCCGGGTTCGACGGACGCAAGTAGGGGAGGTCTGTAGCTCCCCTAGCCCGGCATCCCTTACAGGAGGGGATCATGAAGAAAAAGGAACCGTTTGTAAGGTTGGAAAGGAAGCTGGTTGAGCACCGTGCTTATAGGATGGCGGGTCCGATAGCAAGGGATTTATACACGTGCATGATGAATTCTTTATACAACGACAACAACGGTTGGGTGAACCGGAGCTTGAAAAAGGTTTCGTTTGGCCCATCGGATGCCAAGTTGTTTTGGTATCCCGAAAAGCACCCATTATAAACATATAGGGGTACTGGTCAACAGATGTATTATTGAGGAGCTTGCTCCTGGTGGTCATGGTAAGAAAGCTGAATATGACTTGGAAGCGTGGAAGTATAAGTTGGATTTTGATGGAATGTCACTAGCAGGAGCCTAAGAGTCGTGGGACCCCTATTCCGCCGGAAAAAGTCAAAAGCAAGGGGTGTCTTTCTGAGGGGGCGTCGTAGAAAGTGGCCGGGTAAGCTCATCCCAAAATAGAAACAATCTTGATAGACAATCTCAAAGACTAATTGATTTTTGTAATGCAAAAGGATGGCAAACAAATCTTAACATTAAAGAAATTGGTTCAGGATTAAATGATAAACGCAAAAAGCTTGAACTTGTTTTAATTAAAGGCGAAGCAACAAAGATTATCGTTGAACACAAAGATAGACTTTCGAGATTCGGAGTTCGTTGTCTTGAAATATTATGCGATCATATTGGATGTGAAATAATAATTCTAAATCAAACCGAAACAGATAAACAAGATTTAATACAGGATTTTATCTCAATAATAACTTCATATTGTGCAAAAATTTATGGCCAACGCAGAAGCAAGCGAAAGACTGAACAATTAATAAAAGAGCTTCAAGATGATAAGAAAATCAACGATAAACCTTAAATTCGCAAATATTGGCAAACTTGAAAAACTTAAAGAAATTGCTGAAGAATGAAAGCAAAATACAAAAACAAAGAAGAACAATTAATCCAGATGTACCAAAACGATAAATTGTCATTAAGCCAAATTGCACAAAAACTTGATGTTGGAAAAGGGACTGTAGGTAAATGGTTAAAACGTTTTGGTATCCCTGCAAGGTCAAGTTCAGTAGGTCGTCACATAAGAACATGCAATCATTGCGATTTATCTAAAAAAGCAATTGAATGGATTAATGGAGAACTATTAGGCGATGGTTGCATCAAATCTCAGAGTAAATATTCTGCTTGTTTTTCTTATAGTTCAAAGCACAAAGAGTATATTAAATATGTATCAGACACTTTGTTATCCTTCGGCATAAAACAAACCGGCAATATTCTTATAGAACATCATAAAGATTGGGGGAATACAAGCTATAGCTATATTTCAAAGCATTATATAGAACTTTTGCCGATCAGAAAAAAATGGTACCCCTTTGATAAAAAAATAGTTCCAAAAGGAATAAAATTAAACCCTCTTACTTGTAGGCAGTGGTATATGGGTGATGGTTGCATCCAATATTATGGCCCCAATGGTAAGGCTAATATTAAGTTATGCACCAATGGATTTACGATTATTGACGTTAATAGATTAATTAATAAACTTCAAAATTTAGGGTTTAAATCAACAAGGCAACCGTCTCGTAATATTATTAATATATCAGCTTATTCTGTTTCTGCTTTCTTAAATTATATTGGTGAATGTCCTGCTGAATGTTATGCCTATAAATGGTAATTTATCATGGGAGCATATGGTCTCCATGCCTTACAGCCGAATCTATGATTTTCTATGGAAATGGCAACTATATTATTTTTTTATAAGGACCCTCTGTTAATTTAAACTCATTGGGTTAGATTGGGGTAATAGAGACGTATCCGGGGTATTGAAAAGACAAATGGCAAAAAATAACTTGACAAATGGCAAAAAATATGCAACAGGTGTGTTCGGAGGACGATATCATGGGAAACAGTGTAGGCCCGAGGCAGGCGATGAGTGGCAGCATGCTCCCGAGAGGCTTTGTGATGGGTGGTATGCGACAGGGCACGGTGATAGACCCGAGGGATTATGCCACTCGTGAAGAATACCGGAGGGCGGTTGAAGAAGAAGACGCCAAAGAGAAACGCTTTTTCGACGGGATAGGGCAATGGCAGCAATCGTCAAAGCCGTTTTGGATGAGGTGATACTATGTCTGAAGGATTAGCTTTTGGTATTGGCAAACACACATACAGGCTGCCTTTTAACCACCAAGGATTGCTTCCTGAAGGGACGGGCAGAGGGGGCCTTCCAGAGTGGGTAAATAACATACAAAGACGTGATAGCCGGTATGGTAGCGGGGTATCACGTCCGTGGGACACTTCCGGCAACAACCCCTTGAAGTGGGTTGAATGGACTCGGGATTACAGGGCTATGGAGAAGCAAATATCTGATGCCGCAAAGGTTAGCGATAGATACCGAAAAGCTATCAAGAAAGCGAAGGCGTACGAACGAAACCGAATGCTTGAAAATGCCTCACCGGGTAAACGGCAAGATTTAAGGTCACAATGGGCAATAGAGGATGAGCTTGAAGAGGCGGGCGATGTTTTGAAAAGCTACCATGCTGCAAGAGACAATAATGCAGCACTTAGGAGACGGCAATATGCCGGTAGAAGCGGCGGGATGCAACCCATGATGTATTCAAAGGAAAATGCAATGGATAGGAAAATTAATGAGTACAAATTGCAAAAAGAAGCGCGGAGGCGTGCTGGGCTGTAATTAAAACCCGACATCGGGTACAATAGAATACTTCCGACTGATCCCCGGAAGGACAGAATAAACGAACCGGCCAACAGGGGCCTGATTCCCTTGTTGCGCCGGTTTTTTTATTCGAGGCTTTATTATGAAGGAAATTATACAAATCCCATACACCCCGAGACCCGTTCAGGTTGAGCTCCATGCGGCCATCGACGCCCATAGGTTCAGCGTGATCGTTGCTCATAGGCGTTTAGGAAAGTCCGTGGCGGTGATTAATCAACTCATTAAATGTGCGGCCTTGTGTGAGAAGGAACGGCCAAGATTTTCCTACCTGGCTCCTCAATTTAACCAAGCGAAGGCTATCGCATGGGATTACCTGAAGCACTACACTGCTCCAATACCGGGGGTTAAGCGGAACGAGAGCGAGCTGTGGGTTGAGATCCCGAGCCGAAGCGGTGACATGGCACGGATACGTCTGTTTGGTGCGGATAACCCGGATGCTTTAAGGGGCCAATATAACGACGGTGTGGTGATGGACGAAGTGGCTCAAATGAAACCGCAAGTCTGGGGTGAGGTTATTTTACCAACTTTGGTGGACAGATGTGGGTGGTGTGTCTTCATCGGGACGCCGGCGGGATTTAATTTGCTGCATGAACTTTATAATAAAGGGCTCAAAGACCCCGATTGGTACGCGAAGTCTTTCCCGGCGAATGAGACGGGGGTTTTATCGGAAGAAGACCTGAAAGAAGCTCGCAAAACCATGAGCGAAGCGCAATTCAGGCAAGAATTCGGCTGCGATTTCACAGCCAGTTCCGAGATGATTTTAATATCTCTGAATACGGTCTTAAAAGCGTCTAAGAAAACGAACCTCCCACAGACTTATTCCTGGGCGCCTGTGGTTATCGGGGTTGACGTGGCGCGATTTGGGGACGACCAGAGTGTTATTTACGTCCGTCAAGGGTGTCACACCTTAGAAATAAGGAAATACCAGAACCTTAATTTAATGGAGTTTGCCGACTACGTAGCCGGGGCCATAAACCAGCACGCTGCCGCTATGACGTTCATAGATGTTGTGGGGTTAGGCGCAGGGGTGGTGGACCGTCTCACGAGCCTCGGGTACACCAATGTGATAGGGGCGAACGCCGGTTTCTCGCCGGATAACCTGAAATACAAGAACAAACGAGCCGAAATGTGGGACCTCATGAAGAAGTGGCTCGAAGACGGCGGGGACATTCCTGACGACCCGGTTTTAATCTCACAACTTTCGAGCGTTGAATACAAATTCGACCCATCCGACCGACTTCAAATCGAGAAAAAGGAAGACATGAAGAAGCGTGGTTTGCCGAGCCCGGACTTGGCAGATGCAATTTCTCTGACATTTTTCGCAAAAGTTTTGCAGCAAGGGTGGGACGAAGACGAGGGCGGTTACTACGAAGACAACCAAACCAGCAAGCCCAATCCCATGACGGGGTATTGATTATTGAGATGGAGGTTACTTTCATGCTCGGAACCGGGACCGCAAAAGGCACCATTATAAAAGAGAACGAGAAAACGGTGATTATCAAAATGCCGAGCGGGAAAACCGTAAAACGGCACGTCGAAAAGCACAATGTAAGGATAGCTGATGCCTGATTTCATAGAACCGATATTGCCCCCGCAATCCCAAGAAGGTATGCCGCCACCGGAAGAGATGGTGCTGCTCGACCAGCCGGAAGAGGTTGTGGACGAAACGATCGCCACGGACCAACTGAGCGCCTACCTGGCCATGACCAACGTGGCGGACGATATCGACGACGATGTTCTGAAAGAAATGGGCAACAAGATTGTCGAGGATTTTAAGATTGACAAATCTTCCCGTGCCGAATGGGAACGAATGATTGAAGACGCTTTTGCCCTGGCGAAGCAAGTTACGGAAACGAAATATTACGCCGGGGAAGTGGTTGCCAACATTAAATACCCGGCCTTGGCCACTGCCGCCATTCAGTTCGCGGCCCGAGCCCTGCCTAACATTATAAAAGGAAGGGACGTTGTTAAGGGGAAAGTGATCGGCCTTGCCACACCCCCGGAACTTGAACAGGATTTCCAGGCGGAAACCGAAGAAGATCTTGAGTATGCTGAGAATATTTTAGACCAGCAACAGGAAGCGGTGGATAAGTGGGCAAAAGCGGAGCGTATCGGAACGTTTATGTCGTACCAGTTCATGGACGAGATTTTCGATTGGCAAGACGATGTGGACCAACTCTTAGCGTCTATACCGATTATCGGGTGCGCCTTTAAAAAGACCTACCAGGACGGGGTGGAAGGGAAACCGCAGTCCCCTTACGTGAGCGCCGAGGATCTGGTGGTTAATTACTACGCTGTGTCTCTCAGGAAGGCTTCCAGGGTTACGCACGTCTTCGAGCTTACGCCGAACGAGGTTGAGGAAAGGGTTAGGGACAAGAGCTTCTTGGACGTTGATTTGGGGGACCCTGAAACGACTGAAGAGAAAGACGCCAACGACGACGATGCTACCCAAACTTTCCTTGAGCAGCATACCTGGTGGGATATTGACGGGGATGGATACAAAGAACCCTACGTGATCACGGTCCACAAAGAATCCGAGCAGGTGGTGAAAATCATTGCCCGGTTCGACGCGGACGGCGTGATTAAAGACGAGCGGGGGGATATTTTAAAAATCAAACCGGTCCAGTATTTCACTCGGTTTCTGTTCATGCCCGCCTTTGACGGGAACTTCTACGGCATGGGGTTTGGCAGTTTGATGAGCCCCATGAACACGACCATAAACGATGTGATTAACCAGCTTCTCGACGCCGGGAAACGAGCCAACCGCCAAGGCGGATTTTTGGCGAAAGGGATAAATCTTGGCAAGAACGCCGCCATGTACCTCAAGACAGGCGAGTGGAAACACGTCAACAACACGGGGGACGACCTGAGAAAGGGCATCGTGCCTATTCCCGCCAAAGACCCCTCCTCGGTACTGTTTCAGCTCTTAGGGTTGATGATAGAGGCCACGAAGGAAGTCAGTTCAGTGGCGGACGTTTTAACCGGGGAACAGCAGGGGGCGAACGCGAGCCCGACCACCACTTTGGCGCTGATTGAACAGGGGCTTAAAGTTTTCTCCTCCATATATAAAAGGCTGCACCGGTCTTTCAAAGCGGAATTCAGGAAAGTCCGAAGGCTTAACAGGCTTTATTTAAGCGAGGAGCATTACAAGACTGTCTTGGACGACCCCGAAGCAGACATATCCGACTTCGCTGAAAACGACATAGACGTGGTGCCCATATCCGACGAGACGGAATTGACGAACGTTCAGAAGCTCATAAAGGCTGAGGCGCTGAACGCCAAAAAAGGGACCGGGTTGAACGACCGTGAGATTGACAAGCGATACTTGGAAGCCATGGACATCCCCGATATCGAGAAACTGCTGCCCCCTGAAAATGCTGACCCCCCCGAAGACCCCATGTTGGAAATCAAACGGCAGGAAATTGAAGTCAAGCGCATGGAGGCCATGAACGACAAAGAACGGGTTGAGATAGAGAAACAACTGGCCGCTGCCAAGATTGATAAAATGAAAGCGGATACCCAAAGGTCCAGGATGAACACGGAAAAGACCGCTGCGGATACGAAAAAGACGTATTCAGAGGCTCTAACCGATGGCCACATGCAGAAGTTGGACAGTCTGATGAAAGTGGTGAAGATGCAGTCTGATGCTATCTCGAAACTAACCGACAGGATTTTGGAGGACGAAAATGGGGATGCAACCAAAGTATAAGGCGTCCGTACCTAACGCAGCAAGGGTAAAAATGAATAAGCTCAAGGAAAGGATGCGAATCAGTGAACTGGAGGCGCTTGCCCAAGGACGGCATGGCGGTTCATACGACCGCCGTGGCAAATATTACCGCCATAATGAGAGTCACCTTAACCCTGATTACGACGATTATATTAGGGGCCCTGGAAATTATTGGTTCAATAAAGAAAAAGAACGCCGCCGGCTAGGGGTACAGCATAAAGCAATGTTGGGAGAGCGTATGGCGAAAAAACAACGGCTATACGGCGGAGGGGTGCAATGATCTCAACAGACCTCTTAAGCGAGTGGAAAAGGTACCAAGTATCAGGGCAGGTCATTAAGGCCATGCAGGAAGAAAAAGAACGGCTGATTACGGCCATGGCATTCGGTCAGTTTGTAAACCCGTCCAGCATGGAGGAAACATTCGGTCAAATTGCTAAAGCCACAGGCGAGATAAAAGGTCTAAATACTTTTTTTCAAATCATAGGGGAGGAAGACGATGATTAAACCCGAAGGGGTAAAGGTTTTGATTCTGCCTAAAGAGGTGGAGAAGAAAACGGAAGGGGGGATTTACGTCCCGGATTCCGTGCAGGAGGCGGCCAAGTTCACTGCCGTCATGGGGAAAGTCTTGGCCATAGGCCCTGCTGCTGCAGTCGAGTTCGATGATGGCCCGTTAAAGGTGGGGGATGAAGTGATTCACGCCAAACATAGCGGGGTGTTCGTCACGGGTGATGACGGGGTGGATGTCAGAATCGTGAACGACATTGATATCCAGGCGAGGATATGATGAAGGGGTATTCAAAAGCGTGGGTGCTAAAGAATATCGGAGATCACTTGGACGAATTCAGCAAAGGGAAGGTGACCGGGAGGATAACCCCAATTCTCGACATTGCGAACGGAACGGTTTCGGGGTTTAAAATCAGGAAGGAAGCCTCTGTAAAACGCGAAAAATAGAATAAAGCAGGTTACGGATTAGCCCCTCATAAGAGGGTCACTAAGAAGCCCGAACGGATTCAGGGATGAATCTTTCTCGGGCTTTTTTATGGGAGGAATGAAATGGAAGAAGAGATTCCAAAAGTGGAGGAAGAGATCGAGGATGCGATAGGCGCATTGAAAGAAGGCGATGTAGAGGGGGAACACTTCGATAGCGAAGATGAGCTGGAAACGAAAAAGGGGGAAGAAGAGTCCAAAGAAGAGACCATTGAGGACATTGCCGGCGAGTACGGCTGGAATCGGGACTTTAAGGGCGAAACAAAACTGACCGCTGCGGAGTTTTTGCGAAAAGGGGAGGACATCCGAATATCCACACGAAAAAGCCTCAAAGAGCAAAAACGAAAACTTGAGTCCATGGAAAACGTGCTTCGCGATATCAAGGACCATTACGCGGCCAACACCAGGGCGCAAGCGGCCAAACACAAAAAGCAAATTGAAGCGCTGCGAAAGCAACGAATTGAAGCCATTGAAGAAGGGGACCCGGAGCGTGTTGATGAGATTGAAGGTGAAATGTACGACATTTACCAGACCGCAGACACCCCGGAAGGCCAGAAAGAACCCCAAGCCGACCCTGAAGAAGTGGCTTTCTTCAATGACTGGCGAAAAGCCAACCCCTGGTACGCCCCGACGGGCAAGGGCGGGGACATGGACATGACCCAGTTCGCTGATGAACAAGCGGCTGAATTGGAAAAGTACCCTAGCCTTCCTTACGAACGCAAACTGGAAATCGTGACGAAACGGGTTGAGAAAAAGTTCTCTAAAAGCCCGAAACCCCCCGTCCCATCGGTCGAAAGCCCGAGGCCGGGAAGGGCGAAAAAACAATTTTCTCCGAGCGATTTAAATAGCGAAGAACGGACCGTCATGAAGAACCTGGTGCGAAACAAAGTTTTAACCCAGGACGAATATATGAGGGATTGGGCCAAACAAAGGGAGGCGTAGAAAATGAGCGTAATAATGACCAAAGAAGGGAAGCCCTTCGAGACGGAACAGGCAGCGAATCTCCGAAGCGGAGTGTTGAAGAAGAACAACATTATCACCGAAGTGGTGAAGGTGGAAGGCGGGTATGCCCTGGAGAGGGCTGAGCCTGAAAAGGTCAGAGTTCCCATGCACGAAAGCAGACGGCTAAGGTTCCCCCAAAGAGAGGGATACCACCGGCATGTCTTTAACGACAACAAAAAGACCAACCGTATCCAGAGAGCGCTTGACGCCGGGTACACGTTCGTCACGGAAGACGTAGAAGGCAGAGACCCGAGAGCGGGAGACGCCAGCCGGATCGGGAAGAACACATCCCAGCACGTAGGCGATGGCATGATTGGTTTCCTGATGGAAATACCACAGGATCTTTACGAGAAAGACCAGAAGGCCAAACAGGTAGGTATAGACAGACAAGAAGCTGAAATTCGACGTGATAAAAAACCATCCGACGAAGGGCTCTACGGTGGTGTGAAGGTAGCGCACGGGCGGATGTAGGAGGATATTATGGCAAACAAAGACAGACCGTTAGGGTTGAAACCCGTTAAGCATATTAACGGGGCGCCTTGGAACGGAAAAGTGAATATTTACTATAAGGCGGCTGGCCTTGCTGAGGCCATGTTCATCGGCACCCCGGTCATGAGCGCCGGTTCCGCTGATGCTACGGGCAAGTACCCGACCATCAAGCTGGCGGGGCAGACCTCTGTGAGGGGCGTTATTGTCGGGTTCGGGAACACCCCGTATCTGGCGGCTGACCTGACTGACCTGGATTTAACCAACAGCCCGGCAAGCACAGCGCATTATGTGGCGGTTGTGGATGATCCTCAGGTTATTTTTGAGGCTCAGGAAGACAACGATTCCGCCGACCTTGCAGCGACTTCGGCAGGGTCGAACGCGGACCTTACCACAGAATCGGGGAACACCACCACGGGGAAATCCACGGTGGAGATTGACTCATCTTCGGAAGATACCACTTCAACGCTTCAGGTGAAAATCATGAGGCTGGTGGACCGCCCGGACAACGCCCTTGGGACTTATTCCAAGTGGGAAATCATGTTTAACCAGCATGAACTCGGCCAGGGCCTTGGCGCCGCTGGCGTATAAGCGAAAGGAGTTAAGTTATGACTATTAATACCAGATCCTTCGCAAAAGCGCTTTTGCCGGGGATCCATAAGTGGGTGGGGCTAGAGTACAAAAACTATACGCCGCAGTACGCGAAAATCTTTGAGAAGTTTACGTCAACCAAGGCATTTGAGGAAGAAGTGGGCGTGACCGGCTTCGGGTATGCCGTGGTGAAAACTGAGGGTGGCGGCGTCTTTTACGACGACATGGAACAGGGGTTTACCCAAAGGTACACCCACTATGTCATGGCGCTCGGGTTCAAGATTACCCGCGAAATGTTCGAGGACAATCAGTATATGTCCTTGGGCCTTCGTAAAACCAAGGGCCTCACCTTCGCTATGAAGCAGACCAAAGAGGTATTGTTTGCGAATATCTTTAACCGGGCGTTCAACAGCTCTTACACCTACGCCGATGGCGTGGAAATGTGTTCGGCGGTTCATCCGAACAAATCCGGCGGAACGTGGCGGAACGAGCTTGAAACCGCTGCCGACCTTTCCGAGGACAGTCTGGAGCAGGCATGCATCGACATCGGTGCCTTTGAGACCGACAGGGGTATGCTAATTAAAGTAGCCCCAAAACAACTCATTGTTCCGCCCGCTCTTGAGTTTGACGCGGCTAGGATTTTGAAGTCCGTCCAGCAGTCAGGGACCGCCAATAACGATGTCAACGCTCTTAAAACGCTGAGCAAGATACCGAACATAATGGTGTATAATTACCTGACCGACAGCGATGCGTGGTTCGTCCAAACCACTTGCCCCGACGGGTTGAAGTATTTCCAGCGCCGGGAGAGGGAAGTGGAAACGGATAACGACTTTGATACGCAAAATGCATCATATCTGGTCACAGAAAGATTCGTTCCTGGAATTACTGATATGCGAGGCATATTCGGTTCCCCTGGCGCATAACTGGTTGATTTTACTGCCTAAATCTTTAACCACCAGCCATATAACCTTAAAGCTCACATGGCTGGTGTCAAACAAAAAAAGTTCTTTGACAGGTGAAAAATGGAAAACGACGAGGCGGTTACAAGAAGGTGGCTATAGACCACGACCACAAGACAGGAAGGGTTCGGGGGCTATTGTGCCAAATGCGCAACCAGGGGTTAGGCAATTTCAAAGATTCCCCAGACCTTTTAACAAAAGCAATAAATTACCTAAAATAACTTCCCTCAGCGGGAATCAATTCTAGCAGAATCCCTCCCCTCAGCGGGGAATAACAATATAATTTCTTCCAGTGAAGATAAAACCATTTCCGAACTATAAGGTTTCCCTTTTTTGGGGCCTACACGGTTCTTATAGGAGGTAAGCTATGGCTTACGGATCGATGAGCAACTACCCGAATGGGTTTAATTATGGTGTGAATGTTAGAGGTGTTCCTATTTTAAATACTTATGGCGGGAACATCTATTGGGTTGATTCCGGTGCGGGTGGTGATGGTAATAAAGGAACTTTCGATCTCCCCTTTGCCACACTGGACTATGCAATTGGCAGATGCACGGCGAACAATGGCGACATAATCATGTTAAAGCCCGGCCATGCTGAAACTGTGGCGTCTGCTGGTGCGATCGCTGCCGACGTCGCCGGTATTTCAATTATCGGTATAGGGTCTGGAGCTGATAGGCCGACCCTTACCTTTTCTGCCACAGCTTCAACGATGACTGTTTCGGCGGCATCTATATCTATTTCAAACATCCTGATCAAACCTTCGATTGATAGCGTAGTGAGCCCCATAGTGGTTTCAGCTGCAGACTGCTCTATTGACGTTGAAGTACAAGACGCCAGCGCTACGGTTGAGTGCGTCAATGCTATTCTGACTACCGCTGACGCTGAAAGACTTGACATTAAGCTGAAATACCGGGGCTTTATTGCTGGTAATGCTTGCGTTAATGCTGTCAGGTTGGTTGGAGTTGATACGGCAAGAATTGATGTCGATTTTTACGGTGTAGCTTCAACAGCGGTTGTTGAATTCCATACCACAGCCTGCCACGATATCGACATTACGGGCAAGTTTTACAATGACGGCACAAGCTTAACCAAGAACGTTGTTGATACGGTTACTGGGTCCACATGGTCAGTTCAGGGCTGGGACGGCAATTCAAATGCCAAGTTTTCAGGGGGCGATAACGCCCCGCTGGCCTCTGATGACGTGACAGCTCTTGCATCGGCGATCAGCGTAATTGATGAGTTTCACGATGTCCCGGCGGCAGATAATACATTGAACGCTCAGATTAACGAAGTTATCGGGAACAAAACTGATGCGGCGGCGGCGGGCACTGTCACTACGACGGACACGGTCGTTGGCTATATCAAGCAATTGGTGACAGATGCCATTGACAAAGCCACGCGAATTTCGGACGTCGTTCTGAAGTCCACTGGTGATTTGACGGCTTTTGGGACTTCACTCAATTTGTTTACGGTTACCGGGGACGTTCTGGTTAGGGTCGGTGCGTCTGTAGATGTTGCGGTTACCTCAACCAGTGGCACGACTACGCTTGAGGTTGGAATTGCAGGGAACACGGCGGCATTATGTGTTCAGGATGCTGTTGATAATACCGCTTTCGCTATCGGTGATTCGTGGTCCCTTATCTCAGCTGCTGACATAAACGGTGCACAAATGGCCGATGAATGGCTTTTAATTGGAAATGGGGTTGATATCATTCTGACCGGCTCTGTTGATGATATTACCGCCGGTGATATTGATTTTTATTGTCAGTTCATCCCGCTTTCGGCTGATGGCGCAGTGGTTGCGGCTTAAGCCCTTTAACATTAGGGGCGGGGTAACTCGCCCCTATATTGGATGAGATTATGGTTTATAAACCAGGAGTGTGGTGGGTTGTGTGCGACGTTTGCGGGGCTAAGGGCTACAATGCGGAGATGGTGAAGACGTGGAACGGCTTAATCGTTCATCGCAAAACGTGTTTTGATGGGCCGCGTGACCCCTTGGATAAACCCCCGCCGCTACGCCCTGAACGTCAAACCGTCCCTGACCCACGGCCCAGATATAACGACCGGCCCACGGTGCTTGAGACCGTGGCAGTCACGTCCATTACGACCACAACAGCGGTGAGCGGGGGGAATATCACAAACGATGGCGGGGCAAGCGTCACGGAATACGGGGTTTGTTGGGGAACCTCTCACGCTCCTACGACATCAGATGACAGGACTTCAGACGGGACTGGCATTGGAGAATTTACGAGCAATTTGACCGGTCTTTCGGCAGGCACGAAATATTACGTCAGGGCCTATGCCACAAATTCAATGGGTGTAAGTTACGCGCTTGAAGTTGAATTTACCACATTATAGGTGAAACATGGCAACTCCTATCAGTGAAAGTATAGATGCAGGTCTTACAACCGTAGATTCGTTTGCTGATACCAACGGAGTTTCCGCCGTATGGGATTTCCGTATCAGCGACGGGACTAACAGCAGGGCCGGGGAATTGAGGGGGGATTGGGATGAGACAGCGAGTTCCACTCCTTCTCAGGCCATAAGACGAATCAAGGATATCGGTACAATCCCGTCAACGGTCACGGTTGTCATTGACAAGAACATCAACACCATCAGGGTTCGAGTAGCGGTCCCGACGGACGATTGGACGTTTAAGGCCCTCAGACATTTGGTACAACCATGAAGAAATTTATCTTTCTGATAATTGCGTGTTTTGCTGCTATAGCCTACGCGGAAGACGGCTCCAGGGGCAAAAATGGAAGTCAACGGGGGAGTGAGGCTGAATACCTACCTACCTCCACAGCGAAACTCGCCTGCGACTCCTCATGTTGCTACTACTACTATTACTATTACTAAGTGAGGAACCCTATGGCAAAACAGGTAACATCAATTAAAGGTGTCAAAGAAATAGTTCAGGACACAACGTTTACATCTACACGCATCCTTGAATACCTTAATCAAGGGGTTAGACAGATCGCCGGCGGGTTGCTTGTCGTGTACCCTGATCAAACTCAGGTTATTTCTTCTCCACTACCAGAGCTTTCCACGAATAGTAGTTTAGAAACGAGTGTCGCAAACCCTTATATCAGTATGCCGTCCGATTACGGGCGAAACCTGTTCTTTCTTTCGAGCGAGACAAATGATATCGAGATTGAACTTTATGAGTCCTTTACTGAATTGCTCAGAATATACCCGAATTTGGACGACACCAACCGGGTAGTTGCTGCAGCTGTAAGGGGGGCCAGGTTGTACTACCAAGGATATCCGACCAGCGCTGAGACCCTTGTGGCCCACTACCACAGAAAGCCAACGGATATGGAAACTTATACCGCTTCTACCATATCGTTTGCTGAGAGCGGAAGTAGGATTTCGGACAGTGCCAAGGGGTTCAGTATTTTTTCTGTTGGCCAGACGTTGGATTTCACGGGGACGACAAATAACAACACATCGTTCGTCATATCCGCTATAGCCACGGACTATTCTTATATCACCGTGACCACGGCACCGACTGACGAAGCGGCGGGGAGTTCGTTCACCGTGAAAAGCAGACCGCTTGGGATACCCGTTCACCTTCAAGAAAGCGTTTTGGAGAACTACTGCGCCTGGAAGATATTTGAGCGAAAGACGAAAAACGACCAACCCATGGAACTGGAAGCCAAGAGATATCACGGGTTGTTTTTAGGAGCCATGCTGGATTTGGAAGCAGCCATAGAGACAGTCCAAGGGTCTGTAAGGTTTGTCAACGACGACCGGTGACGAAAAGGCCACATGGCTCTGTAGGTGTGAAATATGACCGTAATCGAAGGGAGAGAGGGTGCATAAATGCTCTTTAGAGGGTAAAAAATGAAATTTTTTCTTGTTGTACTAATGGCGCTTTACCCACTTATGTGTTTTGGGGCTGAGCCGGACGATTCTGTAACGGAAGTCAGGAGCTTAATAAATGAGCCTGTAGCGAGCTTTTGGAGTGATGCACAAATTCAGAACTGGCTGGACCAGGGAATTTCCGACATTGCCGCAAAAGGCCTTGTCCTGCAATCCGCCGACACGTTTCTTCTGGCAACAGGGCAACTTGAATACACGGACCTTGTGACTGATGGGGCGGCAGGAGTGACGGATATCGTGAAGGTTTGGGGGTGTATCTATATAAGCCCCGACAATGAATATATCGGCATGAAGCGTGTTTACCCTAACCAAGTGGCCGATTTACCATTTATGACCGCAGGGCCACCGAAATATTATTTCCATATTGCGGATAAAATCGGGGTGCTGCCGCTCCCATCATCCAGCGAGAACGGTCAATCAGTTAAAATTTATTTTGCAACTCAACCTGCAGGAGCAACATTGGCATTAAGGATTGCTGAACTTCCACCTGAATATAAGAACCTCATATATTTTTATGCTGCGAGCCTGGCTTACAAGAAAGAGCACCGATATTCCGAGTCTGACAAATTATATCAAATGTACCTGTTAGGGCTCAATGCTCTGAAACAAGAGCTTTACAATGTGCCGCCAGAGGTACCGAAATGATAAAGAAATTAATCCTCCTAGTTTTGCTGTTTGCCATTCCTGCCGTTGCCCAGGAACCGGGAGTGTTCCCAAATAACAGCCCGATTATGTCAAAGAGTATCGGGTTTACCGAGAAACTGAACCGGGTGGCGCCGTTTATATTCCTAAAGCAGGGTGCAATCGTATCAGCGCAGAACATGCGTAGGCCCGCCCCCGGCATCCCCGCTGGTTGGGGCCCCAGAAGGGGCATGGAGAAGAACAACTCGACCGCCATATCCTCGGCGGCCATTGACACCTTGCACCAATATATAAACCCCACATTCGGGACCAGGTGCTTTATTGCTCAAACAAACGATAAACTATACCTTGCGTTCAATGATCCGCCATCTGCAGGAACAACATTCGGGACGGAATTGAGCGTTTCTTTGTCAGCAGGAACTGGGGATTTGTTCTCAGACAGCGTAGGTGACGACTTTGTGGCCGCAGGGGACCTAACCGCCCCCATGGCATGGTCCGGTGGCCTCGCGTACCCTGACGGGTTTAAGATTGTTATAGGGGGCGCAAGCCCTGACAGTATTAGCATTACGAATGACGACTTTGAAACCGGGAACGACCCACCTACCGGGTGGACTGAAAGCAACGCAACGGCTGTCTCGGGAACCACAGCCCCCCAAGGTGGGTCAAAAGACGTAGAAGTGACCTCAACGGTGGCGGGGAGTGCCTCTGCGGGAATATATCAGGACATTGCGGCGGCCCCGGGGGTGGAGTACACCATCAGTTATTGGGCCAGGCGGGATTCCCTTGTGACTTCTTCCATTACGAATGACGACTTTGAAACCGGCGGGACACCCCCGACTGGCTGGACGAACAGCAACGCAACATCTATTTCAGGCACAACCTCACCGCACGCTGGTTTAAAAGATGCTGAAGTAACACCCACGGCGGCAAACTCCGAAAGCGCGGGCATTTACCAGGATATCGCTGTCAATGCTTCCACGGGTTACACTCTAAGCTATTGGGCGTATCGGGAAAACCAGGTTTTTGAGTTCACAAATGGCGACTTTGAGACAGGGAGCGCCGCCCCCCCCACTGGGTGGGCTGAGAATGACGCTACAGCGGTTACGGGAACAACCTCCCCCCATGGCGGTTCAAATGATGTTGAGGTAACGTCTACTGCTATAAAAAGCTCTAAAGCTGGTGTCTACCAAGATATTACAGTTGAGCCGGATGTTGAATACACGTTGACTTCTTGGGCATATAGAACGACTGAAATAGGAGATTCCATTACAAACGGTGACTTTGAATCAGGTACTACGGGATGGACGGCAACCAACGGTTCTATCGCAAGCGGGACCACCGATCCTCACGGGGGTTCTAAAGATTTGGAGGTTACGAATACATCGACTAGCAGTTATACGGCAGGTGGGTATCAGCGTTTCAATGTGCTTGGTAGCACGGGATACACATTGAATTATTGGGCATACCGCAACAGAACCGGGACGGGAAGCGTTACCAACGGAACTTTTGATTCGGATATAAGCGGTTGGACTGAATATGATCCTGATGACGTACTGGTTCCGTCACTTTCGGATGGAGGAGTGTCAGGGAATTGCATGAAGCTCGTCACTACTAGTGGTAGCGAGTATAAGTATATGTATCAAGATGTTAGCGTTTCACCGGATTCCTATTTAACGCTCACTTTTTATTGTTACCAGAGCACATCCCCTCCAGACATGACTGTGGTTGCGTATGTTAAGCAATACGATTCTGGCGATAATTTACTAAGTACATCTGGCGGGACTAAGGGTTATCCAACCTCATGGGAAAAATGTACGATAAGTGCTACCATACTCTCAACAACTTCTTATGTTAGGATTACGTTAGGCAATGACGATGGTGGTGCCGGGGATATATTTTTTGATAATGTCACCGTATCAGTTCTTACACAACAACAACCCGCAGTTGCGATAGTGGAATATAATTCAGGAGATTCTGTTGTAAACACAACATCAGAAAAAATAGCTCCAGAAACACAAACGTGGGATGAAGACAGCCTAGCCATTACAACAGATTCTACAACATCATATGTAAGGGTTTATTTATCTACATACTCAGCAGTAGCAAGCAGGGAGACGGAATTTGATGATGTCACTTTTGTTAGGACATCACCAACGTCCGGCAACCCACTAGCGGGGATTACTGTAGAGGCATACACTTCAGGCAATGCGTTGATATCAACCCCTGTATCGACAACTCATAATCCATCAACCAATACCTGGACATCATACGATGATACGTTTACAACCCCTGTAGATACAAGCTACATCAGGGCGTATTTAGCGAGTAATTCGGATGCAGTAGGGCAGGTCGTGGAATTCGACGACATAACAATAGCACCCACATCAGAGGCATACCCACAGACCAACCCGTCCCACGTCATGCAGGCGCTGGATTCTGGGCATAGTGTTCTATCCACGTTTGATACACAGGAGAACAACCCTACGGGGTCCACATGGACGAAATATTCAGAGAACGTGATCACCCCTGTAGCGTGTGCGTACATCAGATTATATCTAGGAGCAAAAGCACCTTCAGCAGACTTCCTGAACACGGTTGAATTTGATGACGTGGAAATAGCCACCACATCCGGGGGGCCGTTCCCGTCTCACGTTATGCAATTCCTTGACGGTGCAAGCGCAGTTCTTGAAACCGCGTCCACGCAGAATAACGAACCGACCGTAGGGGAATGGGTGCAGTATTCCGCGCAAGGGATATCTCCCGCGACCACGGCATTTATCAGACTTTATTTAGGGTGTAATTCAACCCCGCTAGGCGAAACGGTGCAGTTCGATACCTTGACCAGTATCGTGGCTGTCCCACCAGCGGGCCTTGATGTAACGGACGGGTACGCAGAGGTCAGGAATAACCTTACCACAAGATACATCTTCAGGCGACCCGTGGATGGTGTTCATTTCTACATTGGCGGCACCCCGAACTCTGCGGTGGAGTCCATGTCCGTTTATTATTGGAAAGGGGCCTCTTCAACCTGGAACCCGGTTGGGAATTTGTCGGACGGAACCGCTATCAGTTCTGCTACCTTGGCTCAATCGGGCAGCATGACATGGGATACGGGGCCTTTGGGGGAAACCCCGCGAGTTTTACTGGGAACGAGCGACGACCTTTATTGGTATAAATTTACCCCGAGCGGGGACCTGTCTTCCGGGCTCACTGTTTATAAAATCACCGTATCTGACGATATGAGCGAAATAGCCAATCTGTGGTCCGGTTACAGCGTATTGGCATCCAGTGTTTTGTTGGATGAGGGTTCTGGATATGCAGATTACGGCGCAGAGGTTACCGATGGAACCGATGTGAACGTCATGCCTTTGGACTCTTTAGCAAATACATCAGAAGTCTATTTCGGGTTTGTCGAGAGAGCGCAGGGCATTAATATCTACATGGTTGCGGGAAAGGGGAACAGCAACGCGACCGTGGTTACGGTGAAATACTGGGATGGCGACTCATGGGTATCTGTTGGGACTCTCGTTGATGGAACCAGTAACGGGACGGACTCCTTAGCGCAAAATGGCATGATTCAATGGGACGGGGACGCATTTCGTGAAATCAAGATGGTTCTTGGTGGTCTTAAAGTTCCGTATTACTGGTATCAGTTAAGCTGGTCAAACGCTCTCGACGCGGAAGTTGAGGTATGGGAAGTATCGTATGCCGCGAAACCTGACCCGCTTGAAAAATATGTTGGCATGGTGAGCTACAACAATTACGCGTTGTGGTGGCCGGGATTAGGCGGCGCAGGGACAGTGGATTATTCCCAGCAGGGTTACGCTCATATCATGAACGGCCCCTACAGCGGGACAACATTACCCATTTTTGGTGGCGGGGAAGTGAACGCCATTACGATGTTGGGGACTTCAGCCATTGTATCCACAAAGAACCCTTACAAGATATTCTTTTTGCATGGCGCCACACCGGATGTGTTCATGTCTAACCTTGTGAGTGACCGGGTGGGCGCAATGGCCCCGAAGACCCTTATTTCAATCGACAGTGGCGTCACCTTATTTAATAGGGATACTCAGGTACGGGGCGTGGTGTTCATGGCAGCGGACGGGGTTTACATGACTGATGGGTCCACCCTGTTCAATATCAGCACCCCCATAGCGGATTATTTTAGCACCGCTTCAAGCCCGTATATCGAACCGGAGTACATGGACACGTCCTACGCCTGGATTGACCATGAAGAAAAAACAGTTCACTTTGCGGTCCCCATGAACGTGTCGGGGTCCGGCACCCAGTCGGTTTTGAACCGGGAGCTTGTGTATGCGTACCTGACGGACGAATGGTACGATATTTACCAGAGAGATGCTGCGGTGAACTGTGGGTTGGACGTTATCGGTTCGTCAAACGAGTACCTGACGTATGTGGGTGGTTTTTTGGGGCATGTCTACAGGGCTAATACGGGCACCTCTGACTCAGGAACGAAAATAACCCACAACTTTAAAACCGCCCCGATAATGCCGATGCAGGGGTTAATCAGCAACCCGATAAATTATTCAAGTACCCTCAGAAGGATTAAAATAAAAGGAAAGGCTGATATTACCGACAACGCTGTGGCGGGTGTGACGGTGTTTCCTGACGGGAAAAGCACCGGGGTGGATGCAGGGGACATATCCCTTGAGAACCCTGGTTACAGCAATGTGGCGGGTGCAGTTAATGTTTCGCAGACAGGGGACGAGTTTGCGTTTGAATTTGAATCGGATTTATTAAACGCTGAAATGGAACTGTACGGTATAACAATAGATTTTATGCCGCAGAGACCAGAATAGGAGGACATTATGGCATTATCAGGATGGGGGCTGGCCCCTGGGACACTCGAAAAAAACGTAAGCCGGTCTCTAGGCGGCGTGTATGGGGCTGTGGGGAACTCACCGCAGACCATATCCAACATGCTGAGGCAAAAATACGCGGCGGGATTGCAGGCGAAGCAGGCGAAAGAAAGTTTTGACCTGTCAAGAGCTGCTGAAGCGAACAGGAAATCAGAGGCGACCAGAGCGTTTGGTTTGGATACTGAGAAATTCGGGCTCCAAAAGCAAGACGCTACAAGAAGGTGGGCGGACCTTGTGCGTGGAAGGGAGCTTCAGGAAAAAGCCATGCGCGGCGGGTGGTCGCAACAGGAGCTTGATCGTGCGCTGAGAGAAGAGCAACTGTCGGCTGAAACCGGATGGCGTGCAGCAGACAGGACGCAAGCGGCGTCTCAATTTAGCCGGAACTTAGGTCAAAGAGGGTTGGAATACGACCAATCCCTTGACCTGCAAAACCGCCAGCTCGAGTCTCTGGACTCATGGCGAAGACGTCAGGAAGAAACCGCCGCTGCTAAGTATAAACAGGATTATGATTACAAGGTGAAGCAGGCCGCTCTTGATCGTGCTGAGAGACAGAGGGCTCTCAGAAGGGCGTCCGCTACTACCACGTCTGGTTATCCTGGCAGCTCTACAGGCGCGCTTTCACCCCAACCCTCGTACACATGGAGAACCTCACCCGGTGGAACCCGATACCGAGTGGATAACAATACCGGTAAAGTGTTTGTATAGGAGATTGTTATGGCAACATTAGCACCAACAAATATGATGCAAGGAATGTGGAGCAGTAGCGAATACCAAAAAAGGCCTGGGAACGATGACGGGCGGCTCCCGATTAGCCGAATTGGGAAGTCTGGGATGGCTGTGATGCCGATGGCCGAGGTTGAGAAGTACAATGCGTGGCGCAGGTCTCAGGGCGCCACCTATAACCTTCCGCTTTGGGAAGCGAAGAAGAAGATGCAAAACGATAGGGGGTATCTGCGGTATCTCGCGTTGAAACAAAAGCAGAATGAGGCGCTTGAGAAGGAACGGAAAGCGGCCAAGGCCTTGGAACGTAGATATCAAAGAGAAAACGCAAAAGAACTACGAGCCAGAACTATCGAAATAATGAAAGAATGGAATGCGTTTCAGGGGAACCCGCCAAAAGGGTACGGCGAAAACATGTTGCCGGAAACCGTAATGCGCTATGCCTACAAACGCGCTAAGGATGAGCAAAAAATATTTAACGAGACTGCCGGCGAAACCGCTATGCAGCCTCGTGATGTTGCACCAAACGGGGAACGTATGCCACAATCGGCTGCTGAAACCCAAGACGCCGAATTGACATATGGAAAACGACCGAAATCCGGGTGGGGGAAGATAACAGTTGAAGAAGACCCTGCGAGACCGGGCGATAAATACAAAAAAGGCACTGAGTTCTGGATTGACCCGAACGGGACAATGATTAGGCGTGAGCCTATCGGTAAAACGGGGAAATTCAAAGTAGACAGGAAGGTTGAAGGGTTCGGGTGGGAGCATAAGGGCGTGATGACCGGAAACGACCAGAATTCTTTTGTAGGGATTACCGATATAAGTGATACATTAGGGTATAACCCAAAGCCTGAAGGAGTGCCACCAGAAAGACCTCAAATGTGGGATCCTGCCGATGAAATACCAAGGGCGCCAATGGAGGAAACGCGGGATGAAACACCATCGCCAATGGCGCCCAAAGTTCAATCCCGCACCCCATATACAGGTTACGAAGGAAAAGGGTTTGGAGATGTTTGGAGGTTGGCTCAAGATGTCTATGGTTCCGCTGAAAGAGGTCTTGGCGCTGCAAAAGACGCTTGGAATTCGGATTGGGGCAAGAAAGCTTTGCCCCCGGAAAATTATGACGACCCGAATTACGAACCAGCCATGAGCAGGGAAGACGAAGAAATCATACGGCAGATAGAAGAAGAGCAAATGCTTGAAGATCGGCGTGCGTGGGAAAAAGCACAAGGATGGGGTACGTTGGCCCCTACGCCAAAAGATTACGGATTTGAGAAAAACGCTGATTACGGGTGGTATTAGATGCCTTACTATTACTACGATAACATGACAGCGCTATTTGATTCTTTCTACGAAGACGAGCCGGAAGACGACATGACGTCTTTGTTTGACTCATTCTATGAAGATGAGCCTGAGGATGTGTCGCCTCTGTTCGATTCGTTTAATGGCGAGCCTGAAGAAGAGCAGGACAAGTGGGATTACGCCCCCACCCGTAGGGAGCAATGGCGCTCTGAGCCGGCTGAAGAACCCCCGCCAGTTGAAAAAGAACAAGGGTACGGTGCTACCATAGGAAAAGGCATAATGCGTGGTGTTGAGGGGATGGCTAGCGGTGTTGGGTCCGCTACCCGTTGGCTAGGGGAAGCGGTGGGCTCTGAAACATTGGCCGAGCTTGGCGACGAGGCATCGGATTATTGGAATGATGCTCAGAAGGAAGGGGCTTTTAAGCGGGATAAAGACATCTATGAAGGCACGTTCATGGAAAACCCATCTCTTAAAAGAACTGCCGGAATTATAGCTGAAGCCGGACCA